CTACCCCGCCACCGCCTTCAGGTACCCGTCAAGCTTTTCGATGTCGAGCGTCGATGACCCGAGCCACTTATCCCTGCCGTCCACCACGGCGAAAGCCTCGTCGCAGTAATATTCCAGGAAGTCCCACGTCATCAGCTGTTCTTTCCCCCAGGTGACCGCCGTGACGCCCGCCTCGCTACAGGTTTTGAGTTCGTATTTGTGGCTGTAAACGAGGTGCCCCCCGAGCGAGCCCTTTTTGCCGCGGGCACCGGGCACGATAGCCCACGGCTCCCCGGCATAGAATTGCGCTTCAGCGGAAAGAGGCAGTTCGAGTCCGAACTGGACCCCGCCCAGCAGGTAGATGGCGGCGGCCGTTTCGTCGCGGTCTCCCGCGTGTATCTGCCCGAAGGCGTAGATGCTATATTTTCGCCTGTTTATCGTCCACCCCTTGCGCCAGCAATTCAGCGAATCGAGCACCACCAGCCCGTTGTCTTGTCCATGCCCTTCTTTAAGGTATTCGGACCTGACCGCCGTGAGAACGGATTTATCCGGCAGCAGCTTTAAACACCCCTGTTCCCTCGCCTCGAAGCGGCGCGTGTGGTGTCCCCGCCCCGCCATGACGCAGTCCCCCAGTTCATCGTTCGCCAGCATGTCCATCGTAACCGGGCAAGGCAAGCCGGCATCGACATTGAAGGAATCAGGGACAGGTGGCAGCTTCGCCGGCAGGAACATGCGCATCTGAAACGTGCGTTTGTCTTCCCGCGCCGGCAGCTTGCCGAGTTTCAAACCATTCATATCTTCAATCCTTTCTGGATCAGGTATCCCAGGATGGCGATTATCAAAGATGCCAGCGTCGTTACCGAAAGCACCAGGCCGGCCCATATGACCCTGTCGATTCGCCGGTTAGCAGCCCTGGCGATGCGGATGCCCTCGTCGCCGACCGCCTGTGCTTTCTGGACGGCATTTTCGTTGTTACTGTCTGTGAGTTGTCCTTCTTGAACGCACTTTTTAACGCCGGCCATATCTTCCGCGAGGGCCGCGACGCTTTTATCGATGCTGGATAATATCTCGAACGTCAGGACGGTTCTCTGTTCTTCGTTCATCGCCGCGAACTCCCCGGCCGTTATATTCAAGCCTTCGGCTCCGGCGGCACATCTTTCGGCGTTTTGGCTTTCGCCTGCGCTACAGCCGTCTGGGCCACGTTGATTCCATAGCCCGCTAGCACCGCGCCGGATATGAGTTTAAGTTCGACGGGCACCGGCAGCCCCTGGATGTAGAGCAGCAGCGTGGCTGCGATGACAAGCACGCAGATGATGTTCTTTGTCAGGTCGGTCACGGTCAGGTCCGGTATTTTCATGTTTTCCTCCTGTCTTTTAAGAAATTCTCATGATGTATGCCAGTTCGTAATATGGCGGCCTTATGTCCGATATGCTGTCGACGCTTCCGGAAACGCCGGTGTAAACGGCGGTTGCGGAGCCTGCCCCGTTGCTCATCCCGATCGGCGTCCCGTTGCCGCCCATGGAATAGGCATATCCGGCCGCCGTGTTGCCGGTAAACGCCCCCATGTTCTGGGCGTGCACGTGCCCCGTCGTGTTCTTGCCAACGGAGCCGCCCGTCGCCCCGGGGTTCGTCGCGGCAGTTGCGACGCATTTGATGAAAAGGCCGATGAGGTTCGGCGTGCCCATGGTGCCGTCGCAGAGGTGCCAGTTCGGGGGGATGGTTGATAACGCGCCGTTGAACGCGATGATGCCCCCAATCGGAACCATGACGTTTCTGCGGCCTATCCTGCGTGTATCGATGTCTGTCCCCCGCCCCTGGTATGTAGGCACTCCCGGCCTGTTGGGATTGGATTCATCCGGTTTCATCTTTCATTTCCTTTGTTAGGTTCGTATTATTGCGACCCTCCTCCGTAATAGGGCTTGAGAGGGTCGTATCCCGGGAAATAATAGTCAGGCAGCATCGGGGCGTAACCCGATGAACCCGTCGGCAATACCGGGGGCACCGGAGGCGGTATGAAGTTCGGAAATGCCGGGTAAGCGGTATTCGGGGAGACCGGCGCAACGGGAGTAGTCGGCGCAACCGGCGTGGTGGGGGGATACGGCGAGACAGGGGCCGTTGGAGTTAACGGTGGTATGGTAAGCGGAGGGTCGGTTATGGCTGGGGGCGCAGGTGCCGGGGGTGCGCTGGGTCCGGGGATCTCCGGCGCTGGAGTTAAGGGGCTCGGCGGCGTCTTGCTCTCGAGATACGGCATCATCAGCGGCGCCAGGCCGCCCATGTTCACGGAAAGCCGGTAGATGTTGTCGGCGCGTTTGTAGTAATGCATCAGGCCGGTGACGCGCGTGAGAGCGGGGGTTGAGATGTTGATGCGGTAATTGACCGCGACATATACCTGCCCGCAGTAGCACGTGAAGTTGAACATTGTATTTTTGAGCGATACTCCCACTTCGAGCGCGTCTATCTCAGCCCAGGTATAAGCCGCGCCGGTCGCCGGATTAGTGGCAAAGGTCTGTGAATAGATATGCCAGAAGCTATCCCAGGGGGAATAGAAATATGCCCCGTCGCTGATGGTCGAGCCGGATTTTTGAGATATCTGCGCGATGCCGGCGTTTATCTGCGCCTGGTTGCTGCGCATGGCGATATAGATGGTGACCGAGGTTATGACGCCTGAGCCCTCGACGTGATTTTGAAGCGCGTAAAGGTCTCGCTGAAACGTCTGGCTCTGGGTGTAAACCTCGCGGGAATCGTCGAAAGCTGCGCCGTTTACTTGGTCCCAATGTGCGCCGGATACGGGGAATTGGGACGTAATTGAAGTTTCGGATCCGGGGCCGTTGGGGCGCAGAATTTCGATAGCCATTATAGAGTGCTCCTCTTAATGCACGTGTCATTGCGAACGAGCGTAGCGAGTGTGGCAATCTCGTTCCCAATCACCCACTCCCCCGTGTCATCCCGGGCCGGGACCCGGGATCCAGAATCTCCGTTTGTCATTGCGAAGCCACGCAGTGGTTGTGGCAATCTCGTACCCCGCAGGCAATTTGGTTTAACTCAAATAACAGCCTGAAAGCAACCAATGGGGTAATTCAGCGTTATAATATGTTGGATGCACTTGAAAAGGGGGGACGGGTGAGAAGAATATCTCTTGTCCTATCTGTTACTATTTTGGGTTTTATGATGGCGTGTTCGCCCAATGATACCGTTCAGAATGCGAAAACTTTGCCTTCGACATCTACCAGTGTTAGCGGCGTGACTGCCACTCAAAGTATAGAGCCGTCGACATCTCAAATCACGATACCTTCAACAGACGATGAAACACCGATTAACCCCTGGCCCACCGTCTGGCCGTCACAGACTATAGTTAGTAACGGCATTACTCGCACTGTCGCCGTTCATCCTGATCCTCCGATGATTTCTTTAGATGAATCGATGATGGTTTTTATTACAGGGAACAAGCTCAACCCTGCAATCCAGACCAGATCGATTTCAGCGAATTATGACGACATTTCATGAGCCATTACGACAGACATGCCCTGGATTTTGGTACACCCGACGAGCGGCAAGGCTTCGCCCGCATCTAAGCTAATCTCAATTTCAGCTGATGTGAGCGCGTTGACGCCCGGAAACTATGTGGGACATATAATTGTCAATGCGGCTGCTTTTAATTCAAAATTAGTCATTCCGATACAATTAACAAATGTCGTAGCCCGTCTCCTGGCTGACGGCTGATAGCTGAATGCTGATAGCTCGTATCAGTTGGCTTTCTGGGAGGTCATTATGAAATCAGGAGTTGCCGTTCAAGCCTGGCTCGGGTTAATCCTGGCTGCCCTTGGTACCTTCCCGGCTTTTTCATCTTCTGATACCTGGGTGCGGACGGGACAATTAGGGGCTGGTATCGGATACGGGATCACATTCTTCATCGGCATCTTTGGCTTTGCTCTTGCTATCATATGTGGGTTTATCGCGAAACCGAAGTTTTTATGGTTAGGGGCTATCATCTTGGGCATTCTCTACATCGCTTCTTTTTACGGTTATATCATACCATCGCCGGAAAGTGTTCCAACCCCGAATGGTCATCATCTCGACTTCGTAACCTTTTTATTTTTGTCGAGCCCTGGTATTCTAGCGATTATCGCAGGCATTTTTATGTTTATCTTTCATGCCCCTGCGTCAGCCAATGAGGGCGCCGGCTAACTTTCGCCTTTTACCCGCTATATCCCATCGCGTCGTCGACATCTTTGTCGAGGGCTGTGATCCCCTCCGGTTCGTCAGGTGGTGGTCGAAGAGAAATCACCAAAATTAAATGACTGATTCTAAATACCACTCCCCATGTCATCCCGGGCTGGGACCCGGGATCCAGAATCTCCGTTTGTCATTGCGAAGCCACGCAGTGGCTGTGGCAATCTCGTTCCCAAACCTCTACTCCCTCGTTGTCATTCTCGAGCCGCACCTCGGGCGGTTCCCCGAGGTTCTTGTCCTCGAGGCTCGGGGAGCCTCGGGAATCCAGAATCTGCGGGGCGCGGAAGTCATGCGAATCTCATTTGACCACTATGCTACAATTTGATTCAACCAAATAGGCAGAAAGACTCAAAATAATGAAAATTACGAAACAGGCAGCGCAGATTATCCTTTCCGCTATGATGATATTATTCGCCGCCAGCTTAGCATTCGATATCCGTTCCGATGCGGGTGTCGCGCCCGTCGTTGATTCGATTGTTCTTTTACTGCTCGCGTGGGCAGGTCTCATTGCGTCACGGATGAATTTAATCGTCGGCTCCGTACTGTTATTAGTTAGTGCAGCCGTCCCCGTTTATACTCGCCGCAGGCGATTACACCTATGCCATATATGTTTACTCTGGCCTGTATCTGTTCTGCGCCTTGCTGTTGTTAGTAAGCTGGTTGCGCCGTGGCGCAAAACCGCTGACCGCTGAAAGCTGAACGCTGCCCGCTCGCCCCTCAATTCCCCCTCGTATCCGTCATCTGGATGTTGTCGTAAAGCTCGATGCGGCAGTCGTGAGGGATTACCAGCCCCACGGAAAGAGACTCAGCTTTAATGCGCGTAAGGATGGCAGCTGCCCGGTTGTCAGCGTCTAATTGCGTCGTAACGGTGGGCGCGGAATACAGCCCTTTTATCTCCGCTCCCCCATTTCTGGCGACCGCTTCCGTGTCGTAGGCGTAACCCGTTATCATGCTCCCGTACGACCCATCCGTATAATTCGCGAAGATGTATATCGCGTTCGGAACGACTTCGTTCTGTTTCTGGTTGAATTCGTAGAAATGCGATGTATCGAAAACCGCATCAACCGGATCCACAGCTCGCGGGAAAATGACGTCGAACACCATCCCCGGCCTCGCCCGCAGGTAGCTCTTCGTCATCATTATCGCCCGGTAACAAACTTCGAGCCTGTCTTCATAGCTCATGGTCACTCCGGAGTCGTTATCGGCGTTTATCTCGAAGTAAGGCTTGAACGAGGTTACGATTTCGTCGCTCTTGAGTATCTTGTAGGTATCGCCCGCCGCCTGCCCGCTGATAGCCGCGTGAGTTATTGTCTTCGTCGCTCCTGAGTAATCGGTGATAGCCGTACCCAGGTTTCTTGTTACGTTGAACAGATACCAGCCGTTATAGAAATCGTCAGCCGAGCTTGTGAGCTGCGCGTCTTTGAGCGTGGTCGGGTTTGTTCCCGCGTCCGCGGTGTAAGTTCCGGCAGATGGCTCCATCCCCCAGGTGCCGAGGGTGAACCCTGCTCCGGAAAGGGCGGCGTCGATTATCATGTAGGGCGTTGTGTCCCGGTTGTAGAGCTTGTAATACTCGGGAAACGTCCCTAGCTCGATTGGTAACTCGCCCAGATGGGTAAACCCGTCGATGAGTGATAGAGTGGATATCAGCAGCCCTTCGGATGATGTCCATGTCTGGTCTCGCACCCAAAGACGCGGGGTGGCGGCATATTCGTTGCCGGCAGCGGTCACATCCCCGTAGCCGATCTTGACGTAATATCCTCGCAGGTCTGGCACCCCCAGGTCCGAGTTATTCAATATGATTTTCGCGCTCCCGCCGTAAGCCGATTCGGTGTGCGTGATGGATTCGATCCGGCTCGCGGTTCCGGAATAATCTTTCGTCGCGCTGGTGGCCTGGCTGGTGAAAACCATGTGGAAATAGGGGATGCGGGTGGAGGAACTTTGAGCGGTAGCTAGAGTTGAGTTTATGGTTCTCATATCGACACTTTTCCCATTCTATTATTTCGGCCTCAGAAACTATTTGGCAGTTTTGCCGTTATATTGACTGGGGAGTGTATTATCCTTGTTACAAGGATAACATTTATGAGAGGGAAAATATCCGGGATAATATGCCTTGTCGGTTTAGCATTGTTATCACTTGGTGTTTCTGCAGGTTGTACCAAACCGATCGAATCCTCAACCATTCCTGCACCCGTGAACGTGCCACCCACAAAACAGATTGAAGTCAATATTAACGGACTTGCAGCGGGAGAAGAGGGAACACTACGTCTCGGTACAGAAGCAGGCCTGGATATTCAGGATACCCTCGCCACTCACCCCTTGAACGGCACCGGAAGTACTATTTCAATAGAGGTTTCACCCGCGCTTACGGATGGCTATTACATACTCCTGCTTGAGGTGCCCCCATATTACTTCCGCGACCCGAGAGGTTGCAGCTTCATGGTAAGCGGGGGGCTGATAGTTGATCCCACCGGCTCGGCGGCTAACTTCACCTTGAAACCTTGGCCAGCCTACCCCATCTTAGAACCAGTATATGGTCTTTCGGGTCCGCCTAAACAGGGTATGCCTGTTGTTCCTATTCCTCTTTGGCAGAGAGAACTTGAGCCCTTTTCGATTACATTGGGGGTTATCCTGTTCTTAGTAGTCGTATGGTTTATCTTTCGTAAAGTCCACCATAGCCCGGGGCTCAGCTTCCGCCGTTAACGCCGGTGCTATACTTTCACCATGAAACGTCTTGCAGGTTTACAGATAGTTCTCGGGATTTTGGCCGCCATCGATTGTGGGATTCTGGCGTCTCTCAGGAAATATTCGCCATCCTTGGACCAAAATGGTTTTGTCCACACTATCCCTCAGCCCAATTTTATCTTTGATGTATTCCTGGTTTGTTGCGGTGTATTAATTTTCGGTATCGCTTTGTTGCTCCGCACTAAAAAAGGCCGCCTTGCGACCTTACAGGTCATCCTTGGGCAGGATATCGCGATAATCTCGTTCATTTTGTATAGAATGGCACTCGACAATTATGAATATATCCAGCCCTTGTATTGGGTCATATTCCCCGTGATGGCATCAGCAGTGCTAGTAACCGTAACCGGCTTAATCCAGATTTTTAGCAAAACACAAAACCAAACCTGACCTCACCCCCTCGCCCACCCCTTAACCATCCGCGGCTCCTGCAGCGCCCTCAGTTGACGTAATGCGGCGTCCACCTTGTTCTGCCCCCACTTCTGGTAGCTGGAGATTACATTGGCAACTGAAAGGCGAGAGTTGATTTCCGAGATGTATCCCTGCGCTTGTGACAGGTGGCCGTTTGCCGCCCCCAGCTCCCGTGCCGCATCCGCCCCGTAATTGGCCACCGCAAGAGAATATTCCGATTCAAAGGCTTTCCCTTCTGTGGCATATGCGCCGGAGACGTTCAGCTCGTGGTTGGCGGCATTATACAGTTGATTGGCGAGATTGCTGCCCTGCGACATATAAGCCTTCACCTCGTTGATTCTGGCGCCTGCCGCGTTCAACTCGCTCACCGCATATTGGGCATATTGGGCTTGAGGAGTTGCACCTGTCGTTATCGTGTTGATGAGGGCGCGTCCGGATGTCAGGTCTGCCAGCGCCTGCGTTATGCGGGCGTCGAGTGTGGCGATGTTCGTGGAGATGGCGGCCTCTGTCGCTGTGAAAGCTACTCGTGCGTTCCCGATATCGGTAACGGCCTGGTCAACCCGGGCGTCCACCTGTCCGAGGGCCGCCCCGACAGCCGCGAGCATCGAAGTAAGGTTGCTTCGCACGGAAGCCAGGTCGGTGATGGCGCGGACCACGTCCGCGGTCGTGAGCCCGAGAGCACTGTCCGCGGAAGCAATAGCGCTTATGGTCACTGTAATCTGCGTCCTGCCCGCCCCTAGCCAGTTCAGCGCGGCGTTTCCGGCCGCCAGGTTCACCACGATGGGTTCCAGCTCCGGCGTCAAAGTCGAAGCGCCCGAAGTCAGGATTCGGGCCTCTTCACAGAACAGGTATGCCTTGTTTCCTGTCATCGGGGCGAGGTCGGTCTCTATTGTTACGGTACTGGAAAATACGCTGACATTCCTGAAAGCCCTCGGGGTTTGCTCGATGGGGTATTCGGCCATTATTACGCGTCTTAATCCCGGAATGCCCGAAATAGAAACGTCTGTATTGCCTGCTGTCAGCGTTACCGTCTCTTTCGATTCGTTGGGCACGTAAGCGGACGCTGTTATGACGGCATGATCCAGTTGTTGAGTTAGGACCACGTCCTTGAAGATATCGTTGGTCGCATCCTCAAGGACAACCGAAATTTCATCTATTAATGCAGCCTGTGTTTTGGGTGCCATTTTATTCCCTGGGTTTCGCTTGTTCTATAAGGATATTGGTTGATTGTATCGCTCCCTGGAGCATATCCAGGTGGGTTTGTATGACCGCTTTTTGAGCTAGTATCCCTTCTCGCTGTTGGATAAGTTTGTTTCTGTGGTCTTGAAGTTCTTTGATTTCCATAGTTCACCTCTATGTATGAAGCAATAATTTATAGGTCACGCCGTTCCAACGGACAGGCACGTAGACGTCTGACGCACCGGCAGCCGCGGCCACGGGGACTTCCTCGGTTGCGAAAGTGATAGTTCTGTGCCCCGGGGAGATGTCCACCGCACCTATCGATACCCCGTCGGCCTGTATAGCCGGGTCGACATTCGAGTACATGAAAAAGCTCATGCTGGCAGACAATACGGGTGCCTCGGTAACATACGCACCGACGGCTAAACCCACCATCGGCGGGGCTCCTATCGATTGGCAGTAAAACCTGAAACGGCTTGTTTCTCCCCCGTTGGTTGCGGTAAGCAGTTCGAAATTGATGGCTCCGCGCTTTTCGACTTCACTCGCCGAATTACCGAGGTAAAAAGCCAGTCCTGCCCCGAATCCGGTGGCTTCGTTGTTGGTTCCCGCCCCGCCTTGTATTACCAGGACATCGGTCACGGCATTCAGAGCCATTCCCGTGTCGTCTCGCCCGATGCGGAAATATGGGTCCGCAGCGCCTTGCATTCTGCCAATTTCGACCGGACCCACACCGTTATCTTGTGCGGTCAGGCTCCCCCATTTGTCATCTACATTTTGGGCGGATAGCAACGGTGAATTGCCGGATGCAGAGGCAAAAGCCCCGCCCTCGGTTACAAATGAGTATCCATATGCAGTTTGCCAGGCAGTATCAGCTAAGTTTTTGAATGACCAACCGGAACCACCCTCGGAATGTAGCATGCCTGCGTTGGTTTTGAGTTTATTCGCCCCGATATTCAGGTCGCCGGTCAAATTGCCGCCTGAAAGCAGGATCGCGTTCACCACAACCAGCGGTCTCCCGAAGTTGTCGGTTAACCCGCTGGAGTCGTCGAACGCCACCGGTATTACAACCGGCCTGCCGTAACTGTCGAATAATTCACCCGCCATATCTGCCCCCGTTATATGTCTTTTTCCATTTGGTCATGGTTTCCTTTTATGTGCGATGACTCGGAAAGCCGCCAGCCGAAAGTCCAGTTGCTGGCCCCGAATTGTTTATGCGCCGTCTTCCCGCATTCCGGGCATACGGTGGTATCTCCGTCGCTGAACGCTTTCAATTCGTCGAACTCATGGTTCCCTATACATTTAAACGGGTATATCGGCATCCTTTACCTCCGCATACTCTTTTCCGGATATCGAATTCATGCGCACTGCCAGGAATTCAGCGTGGGTTGTGACGTCGTCTTTTATCGCAGTGCCGCCCTTGTCGGACGGGATGATGGCGATGAAAAGGGTTTCGCAGTTTGAAGTGACTTCACAGGATTTCAGTTCCCTGATCTGTGCGGGTGTGAGTTTCTTGAAGTCGGTATAACTTACACTGGGAATTAACATATGCCTCCATTGGGGCCGGGCGTTTATACCCGGCCCCGTTTGAATTTACGAAACAGCGATAGCGCCCAGGTCGACGTTTTCGTTGAGCAGGTCGTTGTAGGGGATGACCTTTAGAAACAGGTTCCACCGCAGAGCGGAACAATCACGTCCCCGTTCTGGATGATATACAGGAAGGAGTCGGCGGAAGAGCCCTTCGCTTTCCAGATATACTTTTGCCCGGTCCCTGCCAATGCCTGGGGAACGGTTCCCTCGAATACTCCAGTCGCTGCATTTACTATCGAGTCGAAGATAACGTTGGTGTGTGACAGGGACGCCGCGCCCGCGGCGTTGTCCGCAAGTCCCACGTCGATGTCGCCGTCGTTCGCTGTCAGCGTGGTTATCACGCAGAGCGAGTCGAGTACCACGAGGTCCTTGTAGTAAGGATTTTCGAAGTAATAGATGCCGTCGTTGCCACCCGCATCCTGGTCGGGAGACCCCCGCAAGCCGGGAAATCTCATCCAGAATTCGCGGCAGGCGCCGGCCTGGTCAGAGGATTTAGTCGTGTCCAATTGCATCTTTATGGCCGTAGGATTTGCCATGTGTTCTCCTAGTTGGAGGTGGCGGATAACAGCACGGCCGCGGCCAGTTTATTCGTCAGGCGCATGCCTGCATAGAACTTGATGCGCACCCGTTCCGCGTCTTTCGTCTCGAGCTGGTTGAACCGTTCGACGTGGATCATCCCTGCGCCATGGATGCCGCAGAGGCCGTCTTCCCCCATGCGTAAAGCGAAGACGGGCGAAGTATCGTTTCCTGCCGCGACGCTCGTTGTCGGGGTGTAAGCGGCGGGAGCGGAGACGATGGTAGTCGGGTCGGGGAAGTTTATCGGGGTGTAGTCGTCGACAAGGATGATTTGTTCCCCGTAAGAAGTGATGATTTCGCCGAGGGCGCCGGTCCTTATCGTCAGGTTGTTGCCGGCTGCCCGGGCGAGGCCGCCGAGTTTGCGGCGCAGCTGCCGGTTCATCACGAGATGGGTCGGTTTAGGTTTGACGCAGTCCACCAGCACGTCGATCATATCCAGTGTGAGTGCGGCGGATGCCCCGGATGCGGCCTGTACCACCTGGCTATTGTTTCCGGCGCTGAACGCGCTGAAGATAGCGCCGTCCAGGTCCGTAGATGCCGCGCCTTCGCACTCGCAGATAAGGCGCAGGAGTCCTTTGAAGTTTTTGGAAGCGCTCCATTTGGCGACTGCGGTGGTCTGTCCCAGGATTGCCAGTTCGTCGAACCAGTTTGCGACTGCCTTTGACTTGAGTTCGATCATAGACGCCATGGTATCTTCCCCGCCTGTGGCGAGGCGGCCGAACTTGTCGTCGTCGGCGTCGCCGCCGAGGATGGAAAGGGCTGCGTCACGGTACTCCCAGGTGGGCGTGCCTTCGAGCCATGTGTCGCCTACTTCATAGGTGTCGGCGGCGGCCGCGGCGAGTTCCATCTTGTAGCGGGAAATGTTGTTGTTGATTTCGACGAACGGCAGTTCGGAAAGCCAGGGTGACTGTTTGACGATGGTGAGCCCGATGCCTCGCCTGATTTCGGCGTCAGGCCCTAGATATTTATATTGTGCCAGTGTTGCAGCCATATTTGTGGTTTCCTCCGTTTACTTTTTATTTAGTCCGCGCGAGATTAATTCTCTGGGTGACAGTCGTGACATGTCTTCACCGCCTCCTGCGTTTTTGCCGGAATCCGGGGTGATGACAACCGTTTTCTTCGGCATGACGGAGGCATAGTCTTCGATGAGCGCGAGGTCGGTGATGTTCCGCTTTGCGGCCCAGTCTTTCAGGAGGTTCACGCTAACGTTGTTCTTTTCGGCGATACCGGTGACCGCCATTTCGAATTTACTGATTTTGGCTTCTGCCAGTTCAGCTGTGTGCGTTGCTTTTTCGGCCTGGAATTTTTCGACCTCCGCGTTGTGGGTGCGGATGTCGGCAGCCAGTTTTTGCCGGCGCTGGGTGAGGGTTAGTTCCTCGGGCTTTTCTTTAACGGATTCAAGCTCAGCCAGTTCCTTTTCCTGTTCGGCCTTCAAAATTTTGGCCTCTCGTGCTGAAAGGTCGGATTTTATCGTCTCGATTTCTTTGGTCTCCCTGCCGGTCTTCATGCGGTCGTCGTGTATCGCTTTTTCGATAAGAGCTTTGATTTCCGGGGAATCCGGGATGATTGCGGCGGCTTTTTCTGCCGGAGGCTGCTGAGTACCGGCACCTTGAGAGCCGTTCGAGGAGCTTTCGCCTGTCGTCTGGCCGTCTGTGCCTGCGCTAGCCATGTCCGTATTCGCCATAAAGTGATGACCTCCCTTGAATATAAAAAAGCCCCGCGTTGTTATTCCGCGGGGCTTTATTAGGACCATTAGTTGTTAGAAGGCCTGAATCTGGAAAGCTTGCAACCCGGGTGTATAATTGTTCAACATTTGCTGGGTTTAGGAGACATTTATTATGAGGATGACGGTCTTGGTACTAGGTGTTTTATTCTGTGTCATTGAACTCTTAGCGATGTTTGCATTCCAATCTCACACTTGGATGTCTTTCAGGCTCAACCTCTTTGGTCTTGCGACTGAATTGAATTTGCGGTATCTTCTCGCTTTCTCCGGAATAATGTGTTTTATCGGTTCAGTATTTGCTCTAGATCGGCCTAAAGTATCATTCACCATTTTGCTATCATCATTGCTCGTGTATGGTTCGCTGGTATTGGGCTTGTATTTGCGATTTCGAGATAGTATTATCGCCGAGCGTAATTGGATGCCCAGTCCTCTTTTTGATATTGAGCTGGCTGCATGGTTCTCGGTATTACCTTTGATTTTGGTTTTATTAACTTTGATAACCATGCTTAGGCTTTCCAAGACAAAAGCTGTCGCCTGATTACATTTCCTTTTTCGTCTAGCGTTTTATTCGCTTGAGTAATGGATATAAGTGCCCCCCTTACCTCCCTCGCCGCCTCTTCAAGCGTCAGATATCTTTCTTTCATATTGTCTTCACCAGTCTGCCCCACTACTCCTCCCGTGTCATGCCGGAGCGGCATCCGGCATCCAGAATCTGCGTTTGTCATTGCGAAGCCACGCAGTGGCTGTGGCAATCTCGTACCCCAGGTTGTCATCCCGGGCCGAGACCCGGGATTCATTTCCTTTGCTTTGTCGAGCGCAGCGAGACAATTAACAGACGTAGCCGTCTCCCGGCTGAACGCTGACAGCTTCACGTTTCATTGCGTCTTTACCTGCCTTCCCCCGCCGAACACCGGCACCGCCTGGATGGCCGCCGGCTTGGCGACGGTGTTCTGCTCGAGGTTTACCGCCATCGGTTGGCTTTCCGAAGTCTTGCGCTGTTTCATGATGCTGATGATGCGTTCGAGGATAGTCCGCGCCAGCAGGTCGTTCCAGTCTTTGGTTTCCTTATCGTCGGACGCTTCCTGCGCCTTGATGAACCCCCGCATCTGGTTTTCGAGTGCGATAATGGGGTCCGCTTTCGCGGCCTGTTCTATGGCTATTTGCGCCCTTTCGCCGGCCGGATCCCGAAGTATCAGCACCTGGTCCTGTTTGTATTCCTCGGAAACGTGGTCACCCAGAGCGTTGCATATCGCGGCAGCGCCGGCCATCTGTTCCTGGGAAGATGTGTAATAGCGGTATTTGATGACATATTCCCCGTTGAGGTCCACCGGTGAATGTGTGCGCCGGTGCCCTTCCTCCCCAAGTTCCAGCTTTTCCCCGAACCGCTGGAACTGTCTTATCTTCATCTTGCCCGATGATTGACATAATGCGGCAAGCGCGTTGAGGCGCGGCAGCATCAGTTCTTCCCTGCCGCTGGTGAGGCGTGCGATAGCAACGGCTGATAGGGGCAGGCTGATAGTCCCGTAGTCCATGGCGGAGAACGACCCGCGGTCTATCTGCTCCTGGATCATCTCGGCATAGCGCAACGTCGAATTCGCCACGTCGGGCCGAGGTATCAATTCGGCGGGCTCTTTCGTCTGAAGCATCACACCGGTCCCTGCCGGGTATTCTGCGGGCAATGCCTGGTAGTCGCCGTCGGCCGGTGAAGGAAATTGCAGGTCGGGGGCGATGGACTTTGAAGACAGGGTTTTCAGGTTGGAGGCGATGAAGTTCTTCTCGTCGAAAAGATAATGTCCGTCTCCTGTGCGCAGCGAGTGCATTATCGAATCCCCGAGCCGCAGGTAATAATCCGGGTCTTTAAGCGCGGAGGATGTGGATGGGAAAGCTATCACGAACGGCGGGTAGCCGTAGCCGTTGGGCCTTTCGTCTACCTGGTGTCCGTCCACGAATATGGCTTCGCTGTTTTCGTCCCAGAAGTCCAGCACTGCGCCGGTCGTTCCGGTGATACGGTATCCGAACTCGCTCTCGACGTCGGCGGCGGTGCGCAGGGTTTCCACGCATCCCCACATCATCTTGCCTTCGGTCAATTCGTAGGTGAACCAGCGGGAGTCGATGGGACGGGAATCGGGGATGAGACGGCCGTTCTCGACGCGCAGCAGGTTTTGTTCGACGATAGGGCCCCTGGCGCATACCAGCTCGGCGTGCTGGGTGAACGCGTCGGCCTCGCCCTTGGCCCCCAGTCTTGCGTCGATTTCGAACTGCAGGTCGTTCAGGAAGTTTTCGATGGCTGACGTCTTTTCGCCGGGCAGTTTGCAGGATTCGACGAGCACCTGGCGGGAAACGGAGGTTATCCGGGAGACAGCTTTGTCCAGGAACTGTGCAGCGTCGAGCAGCGTGACATGATAAGCCTTGTCTATCTTTTTGCCGTCCACGCCCAGCATCTGGTACGGCTTCGAATGGAACATCGCCGCGTCCCCGTCCATCCTGTCGAACATCGGCGATAGTTCGCTCTGTTTGTTCGTGATTAATTCTAGATAGTCCATATTTCCTCGTCGGTCCCCGCCACTCCGCGTGTCATCCCGGGCCGAGACCCGGGATCCATTCATCCCGGTTGTCATTGCGAAGCCATGCAATGGCTGTGGCAATCTCGTACCCCGCCACTCGTTCCTCCGCTCTCGGCTGGCTGCTGCCCGCTGATAGCTCGTCCTCACCACCCCCGCCTTAACTCGGGTCCCTTGCTTGCAGTCGCTGTTTCCGGGGTGAAATCGCTCAATATGTACCTCATGCAGTCCATGAGGTGGAACTTGGCTTTGTCTTCTATCTCGTTGGTTATGATGCCGTTCGGGTCGACTTTCCACTTGTACACGGAAAGCTCCGAGAGTGTGAGCGCCATGTCGTCGAAGATGCGTATCTTGTCGAGATCGAACATTCCCCGCACCTTGTCTATGCCCGCTCCCACATTGCCGATCTTGGGTTCTTTTATCGGCCATCCGTGCACTGAATAGCCCTGCCGTATTTCATCTTCCTGGTGGCTTCCTCCCGCTCTGGTATCGACTCTCATTCCGTCGGTGATGCGCTTGAACTCGAGAGCGTGCTGGTAAGTGGATCGCCCTCCCCCCGGCAGGTATTCGTTGAACAGGTAAAAGTAGCCGGTGTCCGGGTCTTTCGCGAAGAACAATGCGGCGGGATTGGCCGAGCCGAAGTCGTGCCCGGAATAGACGAGCCAGCGGGGCGGGATTGCCACGCGCGGCACCTTGCAGATCCGCTCGTTGAAAGCGCTGTAGATGAGTTGCTTCGGCGAGATCTCGTCGTCTTCGGCCATTATCTCCTGTCGGTAGGCAGTCTGGCTCATGTCCGCCGCGACTATCTTGAGTCCTTCTTTCGAGATGAACGGGTTGTCCCATGATGTGAAATGGAACGTGGCCCACAGGCCGGATTCGTCCGCCTGCGCCTTCTTGAAAAGCTTGGAGGCATGGAGCGGGTCTCTTGCTTTGGAGACACCGGCCGAGATGAGTGACGGCGGAGTGTAGATGAACACCGCGTCGCCGTTGTTGTCGAGCAGCATGGGTTGGCCCACCACTTCCCAGGCATCCTCGTTCATCAACTGGTATTCGTCGAGGTAAAGGTCGTCGGCGTAGTCGCCGCGCAGGGTGTCGGCGTTCCACGCGGTTTTGGCTTTAATTCGTTCTTTGGTGCGGGGATTTTCGATAGTACGCGCGGATCTATCAACTTTGAGCGCACCCAGGTCGATGGGTTCTTGCAACGCCCGAAGGCATTCGAACCAGAAGGCATCGGTCTGTTCGGTTGTGGGAGCCGCGTAAAGTTGCCGTCTCTGATGATTAGCGAACCTCTCGACTGCTTGTTTAGCAATCCCGACCGTCTTTCCTCCGCGTCTCCCGGCTTTTATCACTATCCGTTTCTTGTCGCTGATAACGAATGCATTTTGGCACGGGTGCTTTTCGGTATTCCTCGCATGGATTGGGATTTCAGGCATCGGTGACTACTCTGAATGTTATGGGTTCCTTGTCCTTGCCTGTTATCTCCTGCTTGTCTGACATACCTAAAATATTTTTTGCGAGGAATATCTGCATCGACACGTTTGGGTCTCGTCCGCCTTCAGTACCGACGGCGGATTGCCACATCAGGTGGCGGAGAGATGCCCTTCCTGTGTCTTTTCCGCGTTTGTAAGATTCTGCAAAAGCGGGGTCGCGTTTTTTGATATCTGCCAGTGTAGAGCGGTGTATCCCGAAACAAGCGGCGATTTCCTCGTCCGTGGCCTGCATCCCCAACAATTTTTCGAGGTCGATTAATTGTCGCTGGTTAAACCGGATGATTCCATCAAGTCCTTTTTTTAGTTTTTCGATAGCCAT